CTTTTGCAGACTCTTGGCCCGAATACGCCTGTTTTGCCTATCATTCTGAAGGGCATCATGGCTAATTCATCTCTGTCTAACAGATTTGAGTTGATTCAGATGTTGGATGAGATGAGCAAACCTGATCCACAAGCACAGCAGATGCAACAAGCACAGGCTGAGTTGGCTATGCAAGCGGCACAGGCTCAGATTGCTGTTCAAACTACACAAGCAGAGCAAAATCGTGCTGAAGCTGCTAAATTGTTGACTGAAACACAGTTAATGCCTCAAGAAGTCCAAGCTAAAGTGATTGCATCAACCACTAAAAATCTACCAGAAGGCAATGAGTCTGCTGAGTTTGATAAACGGGTGAAAATTGCTGAATTGATGCTTAAAGAAGAAGACATTAAGAACAAAGGTAAGATTGTTCAGATGCAGATGGCAGAAAAAGCTAATCAGAGCAAAAAGGATGAAGACTTCCTTAAAAGCATCATAGGTGATTGATGGACGCCAAAAAAATATTGCTGTCTGGCGCATCAACTGAGGCAAAACTGGCAGCTATTGCCATTTTACTTGGTAAAGAACTGCCTGAAATCCGAGCAAAAGTCTACGAAGTTAAGAAGCTACAAGGTCCACAAGGTGAACGTGGTGCTGATGGCAAGGATGGTCTTGACGGAAAAACTGGACCGCAAGGAAAAAACGGTGTTGATGGTCGTGACGGCAAGGATGGCAAAGACGGTGACGATGGAGACACAGGTATTTCTATCGTTGGGGCAAAGATAGACTTTGATGGCTCTTTAATTCTGACATTTTCTGACGGCACTATTACTAACGTAGGTGAAGTTGTAGGTGAGCGTGGCGCTTCTGGTTTGACAGGCGCACAAGGACCAACCGGACCAACAGGTTCTACTGGTCTGACTGGACCAACAGGTGCTACTGGACAGATTGGACCTACTGGAGCTACAGGAATTCAAGGTCCGACAGGCCCTCAAGGTTTGCAAGGTATACAAGGACCAACAGGTCCACAAGGCGTTCAAGGCATACAAGGTATACAGGGTGATCAAGGTATCCAAGGTCCGACTGGAGCTGTTGGACCTACAGGTCCTACCGGAGCGACTGGTCTAACCGGTGCTACTGGACCTACTGGCTCTACTGGATTAACTGGACCAACCGGACCTACAGGAGCTACCGGCTTAACAGGGGCAACTGGTCTAACTGGTGCTACAGGTTTGACTGGTGCTACAGGACCCACAGGAGCCACGGGTTCTACCGGACTTACCGGACCAACTGGTCCAATAGGTAATACAGGAGCAACTGGTCCTACGGGAACAAGTGGCCCAACTGGTCCTACTGGTCCACAAGGGCAAGGCATCATAATTAAAGGTGCTGTTGCTACAGTTGGCGATTTACCATCATCAGGAAATACGGCTGGTGATGCTTATATTGTTGAATCCACAGGAAATTTGTATGTTTGGAACGGAACATCTTGGACAGATGCTGGTCAGTTAGTTGGACCAACTGGACCAACGGGTGCTACAGGTCTTACTGGCGCAACTGGTCCGACAGGTGCTGTAGGTCCAACAGGACCAACTGGCTCAACTGGTTCTACAGGCGCTATTGGTCCAACTGGCGCAACAGGTACTACTGGTAATACGGGATTAACCGGACCAACTGGTCCAACAGGGGATGTTGGCCCTGCCGGTTCTATTGGGCCAACCGGTCCAACTGGTATGATAGGACCTACAGGAGCTATCGGTCCTACAGGTGCTACTGGAGCAACAGGATTAACCGGTCCGACTGGGCCACAAGGTAATATCGGTCCTACTGGACCACAAGGTATCCAAGGTATCCAAGGCATACAAGGTATTCAAGGGCCAACAGGTCCAACGGGTAATCAAGGTCCAACAGGTTCTACAGGGCCAACAGGTGCAATAGGACCAACAGGTGCGGCTGGCGCAGGTTTGCTTAACCTTGATGGCGGGTATCCCAACAGCGTGTACGGCGGAGTTAACCCAATAGATGCAGGTGGTGTGTAATGACAGTTCAAATTCAAATTCGCAGAGGAACAGCCGCAACATGGACTTCGGTTAACCCTTTATTAGCAGAGGGTGAGCTTGGTGTTGAGCTTGACACGGATAAGTTCAAGATTGGTGATGGCACAAGCAATTGGAATTCTTTGCCTTACGCTACTGGCCCGACAGGACCAACTGGCCCCACCGGACCAACAGGACCCACAGGAGCAGATTCAACAGTTGCTGGTCCAACAGGTCCTACGGGAGCAACAGGTTTGACTGGGCCGACAGGTCCCACAGGTGCTACAGGACTGACAGGTGCTACTGGGCCGACTGGGGCTACAGGTCTTACAGGTCCAACAGGACCGACTGGAGATACTGGAGCGATAGGTCCAACAGGTCCTACGGGTGCTACTGGTGCGGCGGGTCCGACAGGTCCAACTGGGGCAACAGGCTTGACCGGACCAACTGGGCCTACAGGATCAACAGGTCTTACGGGCGCAGAAGGACCTACTGGGCCAACAGGTGCAACTGGTTTGACAGGACCTACAGGACCGACAGGATCCACGGGATTGACTGGTCCTACTGGACCTACGGGTCCTACTGGCCCAAGCATTACCGTTCAAGATGAAGGTTCAACACTTACTACTGCATTAACTAGTTTAAACTTCACAGGTACAGGAGTTACAGCGACAAACACGGGTGGGGATGTTACAGTTGCCGTATCAGGTGGCGGTGGTGGTACATCATCCCCTATTCCTAAATTACAATCTTGGTCAATTGGAGCAATGTAAATGGCACAGAATACAAACCCTATTTTTCCGCTAATCCCTGCTAATACATGGGTTAGTGGAGCAGCGGCTAATGCGGCAACGCCTGGTGTTACTGCTAACACAACTAAAGACCTGACTAGCGGAACAATCTATGGCCCAATTGAAACAGCAGAAGCAACTAATGGTTCAAGAGTAGATTTTATTAAAGTTAGAGCGCTTGGCACTAACGTAGCAACTGTTATTCGTATTTGGTTGAACAATGGTTCTGCAACAGGTACAGCGGCTAATAATGCACTTTATCTTGAAAGAACTTTATCATCAACTACTGTTTCTGAAACAGCAGAACTACCTGACATTATTTTGCCTTTAAACATTAGTTTAGCACCAAGCTATCGTATATACGCTACGTTTGGTACAGCGGTAGCGGCAGGTTTCCACCTGACTGCTGTTGGTGGGGATTACTAATGTTTACGGGTTTTGCATCCGAGAACACACCTGCAATTCAGGTGTGGGATTTCTTTAGCACATTTGCAAATACAACCGCTGTTCGTTCAGTATCTTTGCCAGATGACTGCTCACCTATTCAAATTTTTCGTACTGGAGCAACAACAACTGCAATTAGACTTTATTTGCCCACAGCGCCAATTGAAGGCAAGCAAATAACAATTTCTAATCAGAGGTATGGCGGTAGTTCTCAATCTATTAGTATTTATTCATCGGATGTAAGTGGTTTTGGTACAGGCTCTGACTATTCTATTGTCACCCTTGGACAAGGGGATTCAATAGTCCTTGTTTATTCAAAACAAGGTATTTCTTTTGGTACAAGTTCCGGTTATTTACAAACGGGGTGGCTGTTATTAAATAGAGCGTCTTCTGGCGCAGCTAATAGTTACTCCGCAGTAGTAGGAGGGGGTAGCAATACTGCTTCTGGCGCTTTTTCCTTTATTGGTGGTGGTAACAGCAGCACAGCAAGCAATACAAATGCTGCTGTTGTTGGTGGTAACGGCAACACAGCAAGCGGTTCAAGTGCTGCTGTTGTTGGTGGCAGCAATAACACAGCAAGCCAAGTTGGATGTATTGTGGCGGGCGGGGCTAGTAATAGTGCAAACAACACATATGCCTCTGTTTTTGGTGGTTCAAGCAATAATGCAAATTCTCTTGGAGCTACTGTAGTCGGTGGTGAGAACAACACAGCAAGCGGGTCTAATGCTGCTGTTATTGGTGGCGCAGGAGGCTTAACAAGATCAATTATTGGAAATTTTGTAACATCTGCAAGCAACACACCAATTGCATTAAATGCTCAACAACTGGCTACTTTATTGCTAGGTAGCCAAACCACAAACGCAACCGCAACAATTCTTAGAAGCAACACATCTGCCGCATCCACAACCAACCAAGTCATCCTACCCAACAACAGCGCCTATACATTCCAAGGAACTTGCATTGCAGCAAGAACTGCGGCTGGCGACACTTCCTCGTGGAAGTTTGAGGGTGCAATTAAGCGTGGTGCTAACGCTGCATCCACAACTCTGGTTGCGGCTGTGACTCCAACTGTTATTGCTCAAGACGCAGGGGCTTCTACATGGGTCTTGGCTATTACTGCTGACACAACTAACGGCGGTATTGCTGTAACTGTTACAGGTCAGGCGGCAACCACAATCCGATGGGTAGCAAAAATCGAAACAACTGAGGTAACTTTCTAATGGCTCTTAAAATCTCTATCCCCACAAGCAATGTCGGTGTTCCATTCACAGACGCTTATGCCCGTATAACCAACATCTTTGGCAACAAAGATCAGGTGCAATACCAAGTGTCTGTGTCTGCCAATGCTGATGCTAGGCAAGCAAATGCTCAAGAAGTGGCACAACACGCCTTCTATTGCCCAACTCCACAGGGTAATCTGATGGATGGTCTATATGCTGACCTGAAACTGCAAGTAGGTTTTGAGGATGCTGAAAACTGCTAAGTATGAAAATAGCTGTCTACGCCATTAGCAAAAACGAAGCGCATTTCGTTAAACGGTTTTGTGATTCAGCCAAAGATGCTGATTTGATTGTCATTGCTGACACAGGTTCAACTGATGATACTGTTCAGCAAGCAATGAATGCTGGCGCTAGAGTGTTTGATATATGCGTAAAACCTTGGCGCTTTGACAAAGCCAGAGATGCCGCACTTGCCTTACTTCCATCTGACATTGATATTTGTATATCTCTTGATTTAGACGAAGTGCTAGAGCCAGGATGGAGAAAAGAGATAGAACGGGTATGGGCAACCGACACAACCCGTCTGCGCTACAAGTTTGATTGGAGCAACGGGGTCGTGTTTTACAGCGAGAAAATCCATCATCGCTATGGCTACCATTGGCATCACCCAATCCATGAGTACATTCGTGCTGATAACAGAATTCCAGAGGTGTACGCACATACCGATATGTTGTTGGTAAGTCATCACCCTGATGAAACAAAGTCAAGAAGTCAGTATTTACCTTTGTTAGAACTTGCGGTCAAAGAGGACCCATATTGCCACCGCAATGCTTTTTACTACGCTAGAGAATTGACGTTTTATTGTCAATGGAAAGAGGCTATCCCTGCGCTCAAAAAGTACCTGACAATGCCACAAGCTGTTTGGAGCCATGAGCGGTGCTATGCTATGAGGCTTTTGGGCAAGTCACACGAAAGCCTTGGTGAGATCAAAGAGGCTGAGAAATGGTATCAAGGCGCTTGTCTTGAGGAGGCTAACACCCGTGAGCCTTGGGTAGATTACGCCATGTTCTGCTACAACACTAACGATTGGGAGACTTGTTATTTTGCGGCAAATAGGGCATTGAAAATTAAAGAAAAGTTGGAGGTCTACACAATGGACCCCTCTGCATGGTCTGACAAACCACACGACCTTTGCAGTATTGCCGCTTGGCATCTTGGGTATAAGGATAAGGCAAAGCAAGAGCTTGATGAGGCTTTAAAATTCAAACCCAATGATCCCAGACTACTTGCCAATAAAGAATGGATGACATGACACCTGAACTACAAAATTATTATGACGCTCGATTTGACATGATGTCTACTCAAGGATGGATAGATTTAATGGAAGATATTGACAAAATGATAGAGCCTTTGAATAATATCGCAACGATTGCAGATGAAAAAAGTCTACAATTCAGAAAAGGTGAGTATTCAATCCTTATTTGGCTGAAGAACTTAAAACAAGTCAGCGAAAGAGCATTTGAGGACTTAAATGAGAAGAATGTATGAATTTGCCTGTATAAATGGGCATAAGACAGAAAGATTTGTTGATTATGAGGCAACAAGTCTGAAGTGTGAGTGTGGTGAGGATTCTCATCGCATTCTCTCAGCGCCAGCTTTTCGCTTAGAAGGGTGGTCTGGAGCGTTTCCATCAGCGCATGGAAAGTTCGAGAAAAGCCAATTAGACAAGTTAAAAACTGAACGCAAAATCAACTCATAAGCAATTATGCCGAGTTGAATCTCCTACAACCGATTAACGGCAGGAAAAGGAAAAAAGTATGTTAGTTGATGATGACAAAGAAGAGTTGGGTGAGTTAGAGATCGAAGAACAGAAGATTTCGCAAAAGAATGAACTTCCTGAGAAATACAGGGAAAAAAGTTTAGACGAGATTGTGAAGATGCACCAAGAGGCTGAAAAGCTAATTGGAAAGCAAGCACAGGAAGTAGGCGAGGTTAGAAAGTTAGCCGATGAACTTATCAAACAGAACCTTGGTTCACGACAACAACAGACTAGACAGGAAGAGCCTGAAGTAGATTTCTTTGAGAATCCACAGAAGGCAGTTCAAAAGACTGTTGATAATCACCCAGACATCCTAGCGGCACGACAAGTAACGCTAGAAATGAAAAGGTCACAGATTCAGCAAAGGTTAGCGCAAGAGCATCCCGACTTTGGAGACATTGCCAAAGATCAGGACTTTGCAAATTGGGTGAAATCTAGCCCTATTCGCATTAAAATCTTCGAGCAAGCCGATTCTGGATATGATTACGACTCAGCCAATGAATTGCTATCTACCTATAAACAGCTACGTTCTGTTAAACAGAAGCAAACAAGTAATGAGGGCGAGGTAACTCGCAAACAGAACTTAAAAGCAGTAGGTGTTGATGTAGGTGGTTCTGGTGAATCATCAAAGAGGGTATACAGAAGGGCAGACCTTATTCGGCTCAAAATGCAAGACCCAGATCGTTATGATGCTTTAAGTCAAGAAATTATGGCAGCATACTCAGAAGGTCGAGTTCGTTAAACTTTAGGAGATTTAATCATGGCATATCCAACACCAGCGGTTACAGTAACAACCGCAGACAAATTCATCCCAGAAATCTGGTCAGATGAAATCGTAGCCGCATACAAGAAAAACCTTGTTTTGGCTAACATCGTAATGAAGATGAACTTCAAGGGCAAGAAAGGTGACACAGTTCACATTCCAGCTCCTACTCGTGGTAACGCATCAGCAAAAGCGGCATCTACTGCTGTGACTCTGATTGCCGATACTGAGACAGAAGTTCAAGTCTTGATTAACAAGCACTATGAGTACTCACGTTTCATTGAGGACATTGTTGAAGCACAAGCATTGAACAGTTTGCGTCAGTTTTATACTGCCGATGCTGGTTACGCTTTGGCTAAACAAGTTGATACCGACTTGATCCAATTGGGTCGTGCTTTCAATGGTGCTACTGTCGGTACTAACGACTACGCAACAAGCAATACATCCACCAAAGCCTTTATTGGCGGTGATGGTACTACTGCTTACAACAGCACATCTTCCAATGCTTCTGCGTTGACTGATGCCGCTATTCGTCGCACGATTCAGCGTTTGGATGACAATGACACTCCTATGGATGGTCGTTTCTTCATCATTCCTCCTTCAAGCCGCAATACGTTGATGGGTCTTTCCCGTTATACAGAACAGGCTTTTGTGGGTAATGGTAACGCAATCCGTACTGGTGAAATCGGTCAACTGTATGGTATCCCCGTGTTCACATCTAGCAATGCTGATACTGGCGCAGGTAACTCTACAACAGATCGTATCTGCTTGATGGGTCACAAGGACTCTATGGTTCTGGTTGAACAAGTTGGTGTTCGTTCACAGACTCAGTATAAACAAGAGTACCTTGCTACTCTGTTTACATCTGACACTCTGTATGGTGTAAAAGCCATGCGTACAGCCGCCACAACTGGTGCAGCTTTGTCTTCTAGCGCATTTGCGTTAGCAGTTCCAGCCTAATAGTTGCCTTTTCCCCTCGCCTTAATCGGTGGGGGGATTTTTTACATCAAGGAGATTTATTATGGCAGCAGCAACAGCAGTAGTTTCCCGTAGGGGAACTGACCAATTCCGAGGTCTTTTTTCGGATACTTGGTCTGTAACAGCAACACTAAACGCTTCATCTTTAGTAGATGGCGCTGGTGAGACAAACACAATTACAGTTCCAGGCGTTGCTTTGGGCGATATTGTGATGAACGTAAGTATGGGTGTGGATGTCTCTGGCCTCTCCATCACACCTTATGTTTCAGCGGCAAATACTGTCTCAATTCGTTTCCAAAACGAAAGTACCGCTACTGTGGACTTGGCAAGCACAACAATTAAGTGCGTTGTGGTTCGTTTGGTCTAATTTAAAGGGGGCTAATACCCCCCTTTTTTTGGAGTTTTTATGGCTACTTTTAGATGTTTACAGTCGGGTACTGAGATAACTTTTACTTATCAACATGATATTGATAGCATGAAAGGTCACGAAGGATACGTTCTTGTTGAGGAAACTCCAAAGGAAGTAGAAGATAAACCTAAATCCCGTGGTGGAAGACCTAGAAAAGAGGTTGCAAATGTCGGAAATTGATCCAAGGGAATTTGGTAAGCTAGAAGCCCAAGTTGAGGCTCTACAAGCAGAAGTCCATGGACTTCGCCAAGATATTAAATTACTGCTTGAGATGGCTAACAAGTCTAAAGGCGGTTTCTTTGTGGGAATGGCTATCGCCTCTGTTATTGGCGGTGTTATTTCTTTTGTTGCAACCAAGTTAATTCGATAGGAAATATATGCCGCAAGTTGGAAACAAGAAATTCCCATACACAGAAAAAGGCGAGAAAGAAGCCAAAGAGTATGGCAAGAAGAAATCTATGCCTGTTACTGTAATGATTGCTATTGGTAAGCCTAAAGCTATGCCTACCCGTGGTGGTCGTACCGCTACTAACATGATGAAGAAATCAGGTCGTGGTAAATGAAAAAGACCAAGGCAGAAAAGAAGATTAGTTCTGTCATGCGAGAGTACAAGGCGGGAACGCTTCACTCTGGCAAGGGTGGCCCTGTTGTAAAAAAGCCAAAACAAGCCCTCGCCATTGCTTTATCCCAAGCTAGGAAAAAGAAATGAAACAAGGTCTATACGCTAACATCAATGCCAAACAAGAACGTATCAAGGCGGGTTCTAAAGAAAAGATGCGTAAGGTTGGTTCTAAAGGTGCTCCTACTGAGGCGGCATTTAAGGCTGCGGCTAAGACCGCAAAGAAGAAATGAAATCTCCTGCTTGGCAAAGAAAAGAAGGAAAATCTGCGTCAGGGGGCTTGAATGCCAAAGGTAGAGCATCGTATAATGCAGAAACGGGTGGCAATTTAAAACCACCAGTAAAGTCGGGAGACAACCCTCGTAGGGCATCCTTTTTAGCACGTATGGGCAATATGCCTGGCGCTGAGATGAAAGATGGAAAGCCTACCCGACTTTTACTTTCTCTTAGAGCTTGGGGCGCAACGTCCAAGGAAGACGCTAAAGCAAAAGCTAAAGCGATCTCTAAGAGGAATAAATGAGACCTGTATCTGTCGGAGTTAACCCAACAGCCGCAACGCTGACTACTGTTTATACAGTACCTACGGGTTACTACGCCAAATTTACTGTCATGTATATCCACAATACTGGTGGAAGTACAAAGCACATTACAGTCCAATGGTATGACGCAAGTACAGCAGCCACTTTAGACATCCTTACTTCGTACAACTTAACTTCTAAACAATACCTTCAATTTGATGGTGCGGCTTATATCGTCTTAGAAGAAGGCGATAAGATTCAAATTACAACTGAAGCAGCAAGTTCATTCAGTTTTATTGCAACATTTGAGGTTCAGGGAGCGCAACGAACATGACCTACTTAGAACTTGTTAACGATGTGCTAGTTCGCTTGCGTGAAAGCACAGTATCTACTGTTGGAGAAACAACCTATTCTTCTTTGATTGGCAAGTTTGTCAATGATGCTAAGAGACAGATTGAAGACTCTTACAACTGGAATTGCCTTGCTCAAACAATCACAGTAACGACTACTGGTGGTACAAGTTCTTATGCTTTGACAGGTGCGGGACAGAAGTTCCGTGTCAATGACGCTCTTAATACAACCAGTTTGATTGGTCTGCGGAATATTGAGTTTGTGGACATGAACCGCAAACTAAACCTTGGCGCACCTTCGCAATCTATTCCTTCAGAGTTCTGTTTTAGTGGTGTGGATGGTAGTGGCGACACAAAGGTTGACCTGTTCCCAGTTCCTTCTGGTACTTTTACTCTGTTGTTTGACCTGACTATTCCACAAGCAAATCTAAGTTCCGATTCAACATCTGTAAAAGTTCTTGATTACTTGGTGACTCAAAGTGCGTATGCTCGTGCTTTGATTGAGCGTGGTGAAGATGGTGGAACAAACTCTAATGAGGCTTATGCTTTGTTTAGAGGGATGCTCTCTGATGCGATTGCATTGGAATCCACTCGTTATCCTGAAGACAACTTTGTGGCGGTCTAATGGCAGCACAACTCCAAAGTTACAGTCTCTCAGCACCAGGCTTCTATGGCCTGAATACTGAAGACTCTCCCCTTGATTTAGGGGCTGGCTTTGCTTTGGTTGCGACTAACTGCATCTTGGATCAGTATGGTCGTATTGGTGCTAGAAAAGGTTGGTCAAGGGTTAACTCTTCCTCTGGAAACCTTGGTGCTAACGATGTTGGTGTCATCCATGAGTTAGTCCAGACTGACGGGACTCTTACAGTTCTGTTCGCAGGAAACAACAAGATATTTAAACTTGGTACTGCTAATGCGGTGACTGAGTTGACCTATGGTGGTGGCGGTTCTGCTCCTACCATTACTGCATCTAACTGGCAGACTGCCTCTTTGAATGGCATTGCTTACTTCTTCCAAACTGGTCACGATCCTCTGATTTATGACCCCGCAGTAAGTACAACTACTTATCGCAGAGTTTCTGAGAAGTCTGGTTATGTTGCAACTGTTCCGCAAGCAAACATCTGTATCTCTGCTTTTGGTCGTCTGTGGGTGGCTAATACTTCTACAGATAAGGTCACTATCAGCTTCTCTGACCTGATTGCAGGTCATGTATGGGGTGGTGGTACTTCAGGAACATTAGATGTCTCACGGGTATGGCCTAATGGTGCTGATGAGGTCATGGGCTTGGCTGCTCACAATGATTTCTTGTTTATCTTTGGTAAACGACAGATTCTTGTTTACTCTGGTGCTTCAACACCCGCATCCTTGGTTCTGAGCGACACAATTGGCTCTATTGGATGTATTGCTAGAGATACGATTCAAAGCGTTGGCTCTGATGTTATTTTCTTGTCAGACTCAGGTGTTCGCTCATTGATGAGAACAATTCAAGAGAAGTCTGCTCCTTTGCGAGACTTGTCTAAGAATGTTCGTTTTGACCTAAACTCATCATTGGCAAGCGAAACATTGGCTAATTTGAAGTCTGTTTACTCAGAAAAAGAAGCCTTTTATCTGCTTGTTTTACCTGCATCTTTACAAGTTTACTGTTTCGATACTAAGCAATCTTTGCAAGATGGTGCTTCCCGTGTAACGAAGTGGGACTCCATTGCTCCAACTGCTTTACGTTCATTGCGTAATGGTGATTTGTACATTGGCAAGAATGGCTATATTGGTAAGTATCAAGGTTATCTTGATGACACATTAACGTACCGATTTGCGTACTACACAAACAATGCCGACTTAGGAAACCCTAACCAGATTTCCATCCTTAAAAATATTACAGCTATCGTTATTGGTGGTTCTAATCAGTTTTTAACGATCAAGTGGGGCTTTGATTATTCTGGTGCTTATCAATCAGAGAATGTCTATATTCCTACGCAAGTTAGCTATGAGTATGGCACTGCTGAATACAACATTGCCGAATACACAAGTGGTGTGCCAATTAAGACTCTTTCTGCCAATGCTTCAGGTGCGGGAAAGATTGTTCAAACTGGTTATGAAACAACCATTAACAATTCTTCATTTTCCTTACAAAAGATTGAAATTCAAGCCAAAGATGGCAAAATAGCCTAAGAGGTAAACCATGTCCAATTATACAAAAAGTACCAATTTCGCATCAAAAGATAATCTATCACCTGGAAATCCTTTAAAGATTGTCAAAGGTGCTGAGATTGATACTGAATTTAACAATATTCAGACTGCCGTAGCGACTAAAACAGACAATGCTTCTGCCAATATTACTGGTGGTTCAATTACTGGTATTACAGATTTAGCGGTTGCTGATGGCGGTACAGGAGCTTCTACGGCTACTGCTGCCTTGAATAACCTCTTGCCTACCCAAACAGGTAACGCAAACAAGTATCTTCAGACTGATGGCACTAATGCTACATGGGATGCAGTAAGTCTTTCCACTTCTGACATTACTGGCACTTTGCCTGTTGCCAATGGTGGTACTGGTGTAACTGCTTCTACTGGTACAGGCTCTGTTGTTCTATCAAACAGTCCTACTTTGGTGACTCCCGCATTGGGAACACCCGCTTCTGGTGTAGCTACCAACTTAACAGGTCTTCCACTGACCACTGGTGTAACAGGCACTTTGCCAGTGGCTAATGGTGGTACAGGTATTACATCCTTGGGAACTGGTGTAGCAACCTTTTTAGGCACTCCTAGTTCTGCTAATTTAGCTTCTGCCGTTACTGACGAAACAGGAACTGGTGCTTTGGTGTTTGCCAATAGCCCAACCTTGGTTACTCCTGCCCTTGGAACACCCGCTAGTGGTACTTTAACCAATGCTACTGGCTTGCCTATCAGCACAGGCGTTTCAGGTCTTGGAACAGGTGTAGCAACCTTTCTAGCGACTCCATCAAGTGCAAACTTGATCTCTGCCGTAACAGATGAAACTGGCACAGGCTCTTTGGTCTTTGCTACATCACCGACATTGGTAACACCCGCCTTGGGAACTCCATCTGCTTTGGTTGGCACAAACATCACGGGTACTGCTTCTGGTTTGACAGCAGGTAACGTCACTACTAACGCTAACTTAACAGGTGCAGTCACTTCTGTTGGCAATGCAACCTCTTTGGGTTCATTTAGCTCCTCCAACCTTGCAGGTGCTTTGACAGATGAAACAGGTTCTGGATCAGCAGTATTCGCCACTTCACCTACTTTGGTGACTCCTATTCTTGGAACTCCTACTAGCGCAACTTTAACGAACGCTACAGGTCTTCCAATCTCTACTGGTGTATCAGGTTTAGGAACTGGTGTAGCAACGGCTCTAGCGGTCAATACAGGCTCTTCTGGTGCGGTTGTGGTCAATGGTGGTGTTTTGGGTACTCCATCGGGCGGTACTGCTACAAACTTAACTGGTTTGCCTTTGTCCACAGGTGTAACAGGAACTCTTCCTGTCGCCAATGGTGGAACAGGAACAGCAACTCCTAGCATAGTTGCAGGTACAAACGTAACTGTTAGTGGTACATGGCCTAATCAAACTATTGCTGCATCAGGTGGTGGTGGCACTCCTGGCGGTTCTACAACTCAAGTTCAATACAACAATGCGGGTGCTTTTGGTGGTATTACAGGTGCTACAACTAATGGCACAGCATTGACTCTTGTTGCTCCTGTTTTGGGAACTCCCGCAAGTGCTACTTTAACTAATGCAACTGGACTGCCTTTATCAACAGGCGTAACAGGCAACCTACCAGTAACTAATTTAAACTCAGGAACTGGTGCAACATCTAGCACATTTTGGCGTGGCGATGGTTCTTGGGCAGCTGTTAGTGCTACACCTGCTGGGTCAAACACGCAAATTCAATTTAACAATGCGGGTGCTTTTGGTGCAAATGCTAGTTTTTCTTTTGATGGAACAAACTTTGTTTTAGATGGTTCAACAAAAGTTCAAATCTTGGGGTCTGGTGCAAAACTACAAATGCAAACACCAACGGCAAGTGCTAATTGGGTTTTTGAAACATCAGGCACTAATTTAACTATAGCCAGCGCACAAAGTGGACAGTTTAATATTTACAGAGGTAGCGCAAACTCAACCTTTGGTGTTGGTGGTGCAGACCCATCATCAAGCGGTGCTGGCATCACATTCCCCGCAACTCAATCAGCATCATCAGACGCTAATACGCTAGATGACTATGAGGAAGGGACTTGGACACCAGCAGTAACAGGTGGAACATTAACAAATAATAACGCTACATATACAAAAATTGGCAATAGAGTTTTGCTGACAATGGATGTATCTATCACCAGTGTTTCAGCAGGAAATATCACGATAACTGGAGTGCCTTTTACTTCTAGTGGTAATTCAATTTCTGGAGTAGGGGGCGACCAAATTGACTTTACGACAGATTTAATTGGACTTCATGGGTATTTAGACGGCACAAGTATTTTCTTCTTCTACTTCACAACCGCAACAAACGGCATAAGATTGACAAATTCAAACATCAGAGTAGGAACAACACTTCGATGCTCATTCCAATACAAAACTTAACTAGCATGGATGTGCTAGTCGGACACTTAACTTAAAAGGAAACCAAAATGTCACTCACAAAACAAACAGTCATTGACCAAATCACAGTAACCGAAAATGGTGTTGTTTTATATCGTGAAGCAACTCGAATCATGGAAGATGGCGTTCAACTAAGCCAAACCTACCATCGTTCAAGCCTCACACCCGCACAAGACTTAACAGGAATACCTGCTAACGTGGTGGCAATCTGCAATGTGGCTTGGACAGCAGAGGTGGTTGCGGCTTATCAGGCGGCACAGGCTGCGGCACAGGCTGCTCGGAATAATAGTTAAGCATGAACTTTAAACAAGTTCCGAAAGAATTGGAGTAAATCATGGCCGTGAACGCACAAGAATACTTTGCTGCTAACCCAGATGTTGCCGCATCTTTTGCGAGTAATAACTACGG